TTATCAATTCCCACTAGATGTAACAGATGGTGCAGACCAAGAAAACTTACTAAAACAATGTTATCTTAACCTAAAAACACAAGATGGCTTTACTGATGCTGTTAACGCATAAGCAAATAGTGATAAAACACTATTACCCCTCTAGGAATGGGTGAGATGTGTTGACACAAGAGGAAGCAGATTCAATTATTGAAACAGTTAATGAAAGAGCGCAAGAATTAAGGTCTTTAATGATTACATTAGCCTCTATTATAGCCCTAATAATGCCCGGAATGGAAGCGGTAGGTATTCTCGACCTTACGCCATACGGTGATGGGGATGACGAATGGGTTACTGATGATGATTGGGAGATGGGCGACGACTTTGAATGTGGTGATGGTTCTATTATACAGGCTTCTTTAGTAAATGACGGTTACAAGAATTGTCGTGATGGTTCGGATGAACCGGATGAACCTAATGTGAATCAACCTACTAATAATACTACTGTAATTGTAAATCCACCTACTAATAATACTAATAATGAAACTGTTGAGCATGACTGTATGGCTATGATGTATGACGCATATATTTTAGATTATAACAGAACAAACTTAACTATTACATGGGATGCTGATATATCTTGTGAAAATGAAGTATTCAATCTTACTGTATATTGGACTGTGTATGAGAATGCAACAGGTAACTTTACTTCGCAAAAACACACCGTATATGAAACACAAGGTTCTGCATGGGATTATATTAATATTACATTAGAAAATGTAACAAATGGTGTTTATGATATTCATTCCACTTTTGGTTTAGGTGGTAAATATACTAGAGGTATTGATTGGTATGGGGTAGAGTTACTTGATGCTTAGATATATCTATACGACACTACGTTGAGTTAGTATCATGCGTGATGGTGCAGATGGTGTGTTAGTAGGTATAGTAATTTTAAGTTTATTATTGGCGACCACAGGAACACCCTCAATACAAGATTTTGAAAGAGACGGTACTATAACTTGCAGGAGTGTAAGTGGTGAAGTAATACAAAAAGAAGCGCCGGTTACTTTAATTGTAAAAGTAAACGATGAAGTTTCAAATGAGATTAAAACATATAGTGTATATGTTTCTTTAGATGCTTATTCTAATTATAGTGTAGGAGACACTCATAAAGAACAAATATGTACTCTTACTGATTACGAATACTATAAAGAAATAATTGATGCGTTGTTAGAAAGCGGCATACTAGGTTAGTAACTTTTTATAAGAGACACGCATAATGTGTAAACATGGCTGACGGCGAAAGGGTAAAAAGACTAGGTAAAATTGTCTACATTCCACCCGATAAAGCATATACTAACATAAACATTGAAGAGACACCCTTTGGCTTCAAGTTATATCGAGAGGGCGCAACTAGGCACTTTACAGTAATACCTACTTCCGCAGTCAAACAAATAATATACGATAGAGGCGAATAAAATGACAGAGAATAACACAACCATAGAAGAATGTATAACAGACTGTATAGAGGCGGCTTCGTCATCAATCTTTGATGATATAGAAATTGTACTTGTAGCAGTTGTCGCTTTACTAGGTATTGGGGCTTGGGCTTACAAAAAATACCAAGTATTAAATGCAGACGGAAAAATATCTCTCGATGAGATTATAGATTCCATTGACGAGGTAAAAGAAAAAGCCGAAGAAGCAAAAGAAGAGATTGAGAAAATAGAAAAAACTCTTGATTCTCACAATGTTGCTGAATTAAAAGCAAAACTAAAAGAAGCAGGACTTTCAGTAAAAGGCAAAAAAGCAGACCTTGTGGCTCGATTAGAAGCACACATGGGTGAGGCTTAGTGGCCGCATCAGATGTTTTTTCAATAAGATTAGACAATTTAGAAGAGACTACTAAAAGACATGAAAGATTGATTGAGCAACTTGTTCAATCTCAAGTAAGTATGCAGACAGGTCTTGCTAAAGTGGCTACGGAATTAGAGATTACTAATGGACTAATAGGTACATACATGGGTAATATGCAAAAGATTATTTTTACCCTAATAGCAATTGTAGCAGGCGCTATGGGTATTTCAACACAGATGTGATATTATGAATCAAGAAGAGTGGCATAGTTGGTGCAACGGGGTTACTGATAAACTCACAAACCTTGAAATGACACTTAACTCCTGTCATAAAACACAGAAGCGTATGCTTTTTAGTATTATATTAATTTTAACAGGTGGATTAGGGTATGGTTTATTATTGCAGTTCTAGCGACGTTGGTATGCGTTTAGGTTTAAATAGCGCGCAACGTACACAAGCGGCATCTAAACTTATTCTTGCTATACGCAGGTCTACCATAGATATAGACCAAGTCTTTAAAGATTACGGTAGAAACGTACCTAGTAAATCAATAGCAGAAACTACTGCTAATGGTGCGGTAAGTGCGGGCGCTACTACTATGACACTAACAAGCGCCGCTTCTTTTACTACAACGGGTAATGGTAATATAGATGGAGATTCTTTTGTATGGACAGGTAAAGATGCTAGTAACTCTAACATACTAACAGGCGTTAGTGGTATTAGTGCAGACCACGCCACAGGCGTTACTATTCAATCGGGCGAGTTTGCTCACGTTCTTAGAGAAATATGTGCTGATATAGCAGCCGCTTATTACATGGAAGATGAAGGTACATTTCAAGAAAACTCTTTGCGTGGTGGAGTTTTAAGAGAAAGAGGTACATTTAACCTAACTAGGCTAGCCCATTTGGGTAGTGTAGATTAGGTGAGAGTATGAAAGGATTTACAAAAGTACCTTATATTCATGCGGGATTTCCTAAAATAGATGCCGTAGGTAAGTTTAGAGCAAATGTTGTAACAGAGTTAAATGAACAACAGGCTGTATTAAATAGAGAAGTAAAAGATATGAAAGCATATATTGGAAAATCTAATATACAAACACCAACTAATTCATTAAATGTTAAAAAAAATACTAAAAGCCCTTTAAAGTTTGAGGCTTATTTAGACAAAAGTGGGTATAATGAATTAACAAAAAATATCAATAAAGAAATAAAAAGAAAGATGCAGATTGCTATGGAAGAGGCTTTAGTTATTGCTAGTGTAAATACTACTGATGAAATTATAAGTATGCGTAGGGCATTTAAGGGGGAGTACAGCCCTAGCGAAAGAACAAGTGGAGATTTGTATGACAAAATAGGTAATTCTTTATGGTATGGTAGAAAACAAAGCGCAAGTGCAAATCAATTTATTTCATTTAACGCAGGTTCTTATAATGTCGGTCAAACATTTGAGCAAGAGCCTACGGGTGTTATAGGAAGTAGGGGTGCAAACTTAACTGAGTTAACAGCCGAAGGGACAGGTAGTTTTAGGATAAACTCACACCCTTTAGGTGGAACAAAAAGATTAGTTAATCACTTAAAGAATGCAAGAGGTGGTTAGTATGAGTATAGCAACAAAAACACAGTATTGGAATAGTAGGATGACGGGTTCAGACCCTACTGCCTTAACAGGTACATTTAATGATAGTTGGTCGGCTAGTGGTAGTGGTTTAGCATCCGGTGGTGATTGGGTAATTACTAACGGAACATACACAATTACTCCCGAAGCAGGCGGCTCTTACACATTAGTTGCCGCCTTTGAATATACTACTGCGCCAAACTCCGGCACTGTTCTTATGACTTTAGATAATGGTACACATAAAGTTGAAGTAAAATCCACAGGTAATAACTCATCACTAAGTTTAGTAGGTGCTAGTACAGTTACTATTACTGATTTAGACATCAAAAAAGAAGAAGAAAGTCCCGTTACTTTAATCTTAAGATTAACTTTAGAAGCAGGAGGGGCGGCAAAACTTTACACTCACGAAATAGTCAACGACTTTAGTGGGGCAATAGCCTATTATAGTGTTACGGGCGCTTCAGGAAGCAGTCCGGCAGTCAAATGGGGTAACAGTAGCGGTAGCGTAAAATGGGCGGCTATACACTACTCTAAGTTCGGTGCGTTTTCTCCCGAAGAATTATTAATATCTGACTTCGCACAAGATACTTTGGCAAGAATGGGTCTTGGAATAGTTCAACAACTAAAAAGTAGTAATAGAATGTATCTAAAAACACAAGTACCGGACTCATCAATAGTATATGGCTACGACATATCTTCACAAATGCTTAATAGAATACCTGTACCAAGCATACACGTTTTAATATCTGAGTTAAACTCACCTAATTTTGAATCATTGGGTGGTGCTAAAATAACACAAGAGTATGATGTTAGAGTGTTTATTACTGTTAGGGGTACTAATTATGAAGATGCTTACCGAGCAGGGCTTAATATTATGGGAGAAGTATTCGATGAGTTATACACAAATACAGGTGTTTCCGGTACAACAGACAGCATTGTTTCCTATGATGCTAAATTAGACTCAAAAATGGATGATGACGAGACTGTTTGTGTTCATGTTCTTACACTTACTTATATGAGAAGAATAGATATGAGACACCGATAATAATATTGATAAGGCAGTCATCCCCTCAACGTATTATACTAGAGGCATTTATATGGTAGAGTTCTTAAATAGATATGTTGGAATAAAGAAAGAAGCGACGTATGGTACAGTAGCAACAGGTGTTATAACTACGTTTGAACACGGAGAAGTTGATGATGAATCATTTGCTACACGAATGGATATGTTGACAAGACAGGACATGAGTAGGGCAATTGTTAGTAAATCTGTAACAGGTACAGAATATTCAGAAGGTGGCATTAATATGGCTATGCAAATTGATGACTTTACAGGAAATGTTTTAGCGGCATTTTTCCCTGCTACAAGTTATTCAGGTTCAACACATACTTTTGAAGAGCCAAGCACAACTTCACACTCTTACAATTCATACAGTTTTACAGTAGGTAGGGAAGATAGAGAGATAACTTACAAAGGAATGGTAGCGAACACATTATCAGTAAACGCAAACGTAGGAGAATACGTTATGATGAGTGCTGATTTCGTAGGACAAAGAGAATTAGTTAGAACAGTAGGTACTGCTTATACTAGTACCGGAAGTCAGACAAGTTTAATATTAGCAACAGGGCAAGGTGCAGGATTACATACAGCAGGA